CACCCCTTAGTCTTTCCTTTTATGATGTTATTGTAATATTTCGGCGTTAAATTTTTTTTATTTTCAGCGTGGTCGTTATCATTGTACCCAGTTAAATCCCCTTGTTCATTTCTAACCTCTTTCATGCCCCCACCTTGCGTATAGAAAGACCAATTATCAGGTTTAATCAGCATTAAAGCTTCATCCCTAGAAATATGATCTGGCACAGGTACATCACCAGCCATAATAGGCCACCAATGATCTTCTTCTGGTGCGTTGGTATCGCAAATAACCCCATACCAAGAAGCCCCACCTTCTCTCATAGAAGGAAATCTACCTACCCTCATCGTACAAGCGTCAATAATGGACTTCGGAATCTCTCTAGCTTCATTAACCCATACCCCAGTCAGCTCTAATGAGAGCAATTTCTTCACATCTTCAGGTCTATCAAGGGCTAGGAAGATAACCTCTAGGTCAATATCGCCCCTCTTTAAATGGTGCGTGTAAGGAACTGACCACTTAAATCTGCCCCATACGTTTTCATCATACCAATCAAGCCATGTTTTAATAGTAGTGGTTTTAAGTTGGGGATTCGTATTCCGAATAACTGCCCATCTTGACTTGCGTACCCCTTCTTTATTCTTTTGTTGCTGTAAAGCTCTCCTAAATATTTCCACACAACAGGCAACGGACTTACCACTTCCAACAGGCCCTCTAATCCCCCTAAAGAAGTCATCTGACTTCATAAATCTTTTTAATACTTCGCCGTAAGGCTTGTAGCTAAACTCCATTATTCTGTTTTACCTGAATCAACTCCAGCTTTAATAAATTTTTCTACAACTTCAGGAGCAAAGGACTCAATTAGCTTATCAGCTTCATAATCATTAATAAATTCGGTAGGGTAGTTCTTTAAGTGTATCTTTTTGACAACAGCTCTTAGTCTTTTTCTATCTTTGAGGGAGATTGTTTGGAGAAAACTCATGTTGGGTATCCTTATATAATTGTTTACGTAGGTCTGCTTTTTCTTCTAGGTGTCGCTCTAAGCTTTCGAGGAGGGTTTTATTTTGTTCTTTGAGGTCTTTTATTTCTTTTTCTAACTGTGTCATTGTTTTATCCATTGTTTAGGGTGAAAGAAAATCACTGTAAAGATAAAAAAATATATTTGATACTCACATCCTATTACCGAGTACAGCAAACTAATCGTACTGCTCTAACGTGCTTTTTTTAAGCTCTAATGTTTGTCTAGGATATATATATGTAAACGTTGAGTGAATTTTTGCCCTACCCCCTGTTAGTTTTTGTAATTACTGGTGGGATAGACGTGAGAGTTTTTTATTAATCACGTTTGTAGTGTGGGATTAAGATTTATGTGAGGTCAATATTGATCTTTATATCACCAGTTACGTCGTGTTGCACACGTTCAGGAGCTCGTACTCCAGCTCGATCTAGTAAATCTCTTGACGCTTCTAGCTGTACGTACTCGCTCTTAGCCTCTCCTGATAATTTGATTAGCTTTTGTGAGGCTTGTACTGCACCTAGTCCTATCGTGTTTGCCACTCTCTCCATCATGTACCTTTGTACATGGGGTAATCGTAACGTCCTACTTGCTACAACCCTACCTGATTCTCCCTTTGCATATCCTGCCTTTTGTGACGCTTCTGCTATACTACATCCTGTAGTTACGATTGTATCAACTAGGTCTTTTTGTTTGGTAGTCAGGTTATTCTTATTCATATCCCTTAAACACGTATAACTGCCTACATTTCATTGTCAACACACATATTGTCACAGACTGTATCATGTAGTTCTTGTAACTCAATGCACAAGATATAGTCGCTAAAGCGTCTTAGTAACGAGTCCTCGTATCGCCTATGCAACATATTCTCAATGCATTATTCAGCTAGGTATGATTATCACTATCCGCTAAAGCGTATAGTGAACTCCCCAACGTATTATAGCCGATAACAGCTTCGGTCTAGACCTCGCTGTATCATATACATCCCTAGGTATTATTTCACGAATTAACAATGTGTCGCAATCGGACGAGGACTACTCTCTCTCTCTACGAATAAGTGCAGTAGCATTGTAGCAGAAATAAGAATCTCAAGTAAAGCTATGCTCCGTTCCATGCTGGTCAGCCCTTAAGTGCGTAGGGCTTCCCTATACGAGAGCCAAGCTTGACTAGATGTGATTCTTATTTTGCAACATGAACTTATCTTAATCGTAAAAAGTACGAACAAGACAAAATGGTTGAAAAAATTAATCATAAAAACAAAGGAGTATAAAATGAATATACCAGAAGTAATATACACAAAACTAGCTCAGTTAGACATAAGGTTGAAAGAGTTAGAGGAGAAATTAGAATATGCAAGGTCAGTAGAAGATACAGACCAAGTAGAAATATTAGAACATGAATTTTTCCAAATAATATTAGAAAGATTAGGAGTAGACAATGCGTAGATACGAAAAAGCATTTATTTATTTCTTAATAGCGTTCTTAACAAGCTACATGGTAGCACAATACATAAGAGTATTGATTTAACAGGAGGATTATATGATTATAAAAACATTAACAGCATTAACACTAGGTGTAAAAGCTGGAGCTAAAGTGACTAAATGGTTGATGAGGGATGATATTGCAAAAGGCAAAGAAATCTTAAATAAAACACCATACATCAAAGATGTAGAGTTTCACAATCCAGTAACATTTAAACAAAAAAAAGGAGTTAAATAATGACAACTATATTAGATAAATTACAAATTGTTGAGGCTGATATTGAAAAAATATTTAAAGCAAAAATGATAGCTTTATATAAAGATCAAGCTGATTCAGATGTTGAAAATTTCGATTGTGAAAAAGATATGGAACAACATATTAGGGGTTTAGAGTTTAGAAGAATGGGTTGTCAAATGCAATTAGATAACCTTGATTCAGCTAGTAGAGATTCTATTGTAGAAACTGGAACTTCAACGCCTAATGATGATGAAATAAGTACAACATCTTCAGCAGATAGGGAGCATAAAGCACATATATGGAATACAAAATTTAATATATACAACTTAAAAGTCAAAGCGATTAAAGAAGTATATTTTGAATTATTCAAAAAACAATATGTTGCATATAATGGGGTTAGCCCAAACAAACCAAGAGTTAACAAAGCAGTTAAACATTGGAACAAAGCAATAGAAGAAAATCTTCAAGCTAAAATAAAAGAAACTTTAGCAGTTAAACATTAATTACTCCAATAAGCAGTATCTAGTTGGTTCTAGGTACTGCTTTTTTTTATCTTCGAGGGGAAGGGGGAAAGAGCGATACCGAGTACCGAAGGTACGAGGGAGCGATACCGAATACCGAGCAAAGCGAGGACATATGCGTAAGCGTAAATGGAAAGAAAAAATTATAAAGTGTTTATTAAATTTAGGAAAGAAAGCAAAACGAGAACCAAGAACACCACAAGAGATTATAGATAGAATTATGTGGGATAGACTAAATAGAATTTATAATAGGAGATACGAATGAATAAATATCAAAAACTAGGTGAGTTTGCTGGACAAAATATAACAGGAGTAGCTGGAAGTTTCATGCTAACAGAAGAACACGGAAACTATATGTTAGATAAAGTAGTAAGTGAACAAGACACACAAACATTAACAATAATACATACAGATGATTACCATAAAACTACGTGGAAGGTAATGTATGTAAAAGAATCAGTAGAGGAGAAAGTATGAAAATAATAATAACAGTATTACTAACAAGTTTAGTAACAATAGAACTATGCAATTTAATTATTTACTACAATCAAGTGGGAGGAAACATATGTCCATGACAGATGAAATAGAATTATTAGAAAAAGTTAGAAAAGATTTAACACCTATCACAACAGATGATGTGGTAACTAATGCGTATAAGCTTAGTGCTTTCGCATTAATAGTAAATGCAATTAAACATCAATGGGAGTTACAACATGAAAATAACAAAGGAATTTGACAAACAAAGCCAGAAACTAGGTACGTTTATGATCTTACTCATAACACTAGGTCTTGGCTTTATAGTAACACTACTTGTAGCTGGAGTTAATCCAACACTTGTAATCAGTATTGTATCAGCTCCTATGTGGGTAGGTATCATCATACTATGCTTAAAACTAACCAGACAGATACGAGGTAAGTAATGAGTATTAATGATAAATTAAAAAATCTTCTTGATGAAGCAAAAGAACAATATTTTGTTGATGATTATGTAAGCAAAGCTTCATACGAAGAAACTTTAGGTTTGTTAATATCAAAGTTTTGTAAATGGCATGGTGAAAAAATATTTAAAGTATCTACTTCAGCATTTGAAGATAGCAACTTTCATTCATTTAATGAAAAATTTGAAGAACTATGGAAACAAACAATGGATAAAGAAGAAAAAGAATGGGAGCAAATACAAGTATGAGTATAGCATTTAAGAATTGGGTAATGGATGAACAAGAAAAAGATGAGGATAAAATGGTAGAAGAATTAAAACATAAAGAATTATTACAAAATATTAAAATGACTTTGCGTAAAGTATTAAGTTCAGAAACAATGACACTAGATGGCAGAGGTAAACTAAACACCGTG